ACCGAGCAATCCAAGGTTGTTGCCCGTTTTGTTAAACAATTAAAAAAATAAAATGACTAAAGAACAAACCGTTGAATTAAATCTATTATTAGCTACTTTTAGATGCTTTAATGAGCAGTTATATCATTTTAAAAAAAACATTATGACAACTACAAATCAATACACTAACGAACAGACTGTTAAGTCTTTACAATTAAGAGCTATGCTTCCTCAATCATTAGATATAAATAGGAACTGGAACAAATTAGTCTTATCAACACACAATATAAAAAAGTTAAAAGAAATGGTAGAATTTATAAAATGGAGAGAAGAAGTATGTTCGAAATAATTGTTAAGATAATCTCATTCAGTTTCTTTTTTTTCTTACTGGGAATAACTATATTTACTTTTGCATCAATGGTGCTATTTATATTATTAAATAAATTACTACTATGGATAAAGAAGTTAAAAAAGCCCTTAAAGAATTAAGACCAATTATTTTCAGAATAGTAGTAGAGTCTATTTCTCAATATAGAAACTTAGATGAGTTTATTTTAGAAGATGAATTATATCATCACCTTGTAGATAATTCAGATAACTTAAAACAAGTATTTAATCAGACTGGTAAGCAGGATGAAATAAATTTAGTTATAGATTATCTTATAGATTACTTTACTGCTGAAGAACTTTACGAAAGATGTTCTATTATGCAAGAACTAAAAGAAGACTTAAATAGTATAGAATAAATTTGCAGATGTAAAACTTTTTTATTACATTTGCTCACACTTTAATTAAATTAAACAACAATGAAAACAATTAACATCAAAGGGAAAGAGTATATCCCAGTAAACGAAAGACTCAAATTTTTCAGAGAAAATTATCCTAATTACTGCTTAGTTACTGAGCTTATTCAAGCCACAGAACAGCATTGTGTATTTAAAGCTAGTATAGTTAATCCTGACGGAGTTCTTATGGCTACGGCTCACGCTCATGAAACACAAGCTGATGGTTACATCAATAAGACTAGCTTCATTGAGAACTGTGAGACTTCAGCATGGGGTAGAGTTCTAGGTAATTTTGGTATAGGTATTGATACTTCAGTAGCATCCGCTGATGAGGTGAACAACGCTATATCAAAACCAGCACCAACAAAAAAGAATACAACGACAAAATCTAAACTTACTGCACCTCAGCTAGAAGCTATGTTAGATGCTATTAAAGATGGTAAGGGTGATTTAGTTAGAGGTAAATTATCAAATTATACGCTAACTAAACCTCAAGAAAATTTAATAGCTGAAGCTTTAGATAAAATAGCTTAATATGTTTGGAAAGTTTATAAAGAAGTTTGCTGAAGACTCGGCTTACTACTCTGACTTTGACTTTGTTACAAATTCTCAGTTAGGTAAGATAGCCGTTAGTCCAGCACATTATCAGCATTACAAAGATAATCCTGAACTCAGAGAAGAGACTAAGGCTTTGATATTCGGTAGAGCTTTTCACCTTTGTATACTGGAGCCTGATAAGTTCGATGAACTTGTTGTGAAGGAGCCTAAAATGGATAAGCGTACTAAAGATGGAAAGGCTATGGCTCAAGAGTTTGAAAAAGAGAATGAAGGAAAGATAATACTTAGTCCAGTTGAGTGGAATAGTTTAATTGGAATGAGAAATAGAATTTATTCTTCTGTTGAGGCTACTGAATTATTATCTAAAGGTAAGGCTGAAGAGGTCATGGTTTGGGAAGACCCTGACACTAACGTTCTTTGTAAATGTAAGGCTGACTGGGTTAATCTTGAAGATGGTTACATCATGGACATCAAAACAACTCAGGATGCTACACCTAGAGGATTTAAAAGTTCAGCCTATAAATACGGATATGATAGACAATCAGCATTCTATTCTGATGCCTTTGGAGTAAATAACTTTATATTCGTAGTTATAGAAAAGTCGGCTCCATATAATATAGGAGTATATACTTGTGGAGATGATTTTGTTTCTGGAGGTAGAGCGAAGTACAAACATCTTTTAGGAATGTATAAAGATTATTTTGTTGAAGAAACGAGAGAGCCTTACGAGTTTACATGGATAGATGAATTATAATTAAAATAAAACAAAATGAGAAAAGAAAACAAATTAACAAGCGAGATGAGTAATAAAGGTTTATCAAGAAATCAATTATCAAAGATGACTGATATATCTTTACCTACACTTAGAAAGTATCTGAATGAACCAACATTATTCAGTGTTAAACAAGCGAGAGAAATTAATAAAATTTTAGAAGTATCTGATGACTATGGATTTAGAAACATGTTCGTATAATATGAATGATGACAGCACAACTGTTATGGAAGAGACTAATACAAGTCAGATACATGAGAAGATAATGCAGATTGTCTGTATTGTTTGCAATGTTAAGAAAAAGGAAATATCTAGCCGTACAAGAACTAGAAATTTAGTTAATGCTAGAGTTTTATTTTCTCATCTTGTCAACAAGTATACATCATATACCAAGACAAGAATAGGTAGAATGATTAATAGAGACCACGCATCTGTATTACACTATCTTAAAAATCACCCAATATTTGTTGAATGTGATTTTGAATATAAGTTGTTACATACTCAATGCGAAGCTCTAATAAGAGATAAAGCAAATCTATATGACTTCTCTAATCAAATAACATATATAGAAAGTCTACATCAAGAGATAGAATATTTAAAAGGAAAATACTTGGAGTACAAAGACAAGTATTCTATGCTTAATTATAAGTATGAAAAACTTTGTAAAATTATTAATAATTAATTATTTTAAATTATGAAATCAGAAACAATTTATTGTGGAAATGGAAAGGAAGTAGTATTCGAGGATGGCTCTTCTATCGTAAACTTTAGCGTAGCTTTAAGTAAAATTAAAGACCACGTTTATGATTACAAAGGAGAAAAGTACATCAATCTTACAATCGCTGGTAACAGAGATGGAGAGAATGAATACGGTAAAACTCACTATGTAAAAGTGAACACCTACAAACCTGAAGAGAAAACAGATACTAAATCTAAAGCTGCTAAGGTTGAGGATGACTTACCATTCTAAGATTTACCCTTGTTGTTGAATAGGTAGGGGTTTAGGTTATGTGTTTCCTATCCCCTTACTTATTCCTCTAAGATAATGAAAGCTAAAATAGAGATAGAAATAGATAGAGAAGACTTATCTGATGATGAGTTAAAATCATTATTAGCTGAAAATCTATACAACATTTGTTTTGAATGGATAACATTTGATACTCCTCCAATGATAGAGTTTACAGATGGTGAAATAAAAACGAAAGAAAAATCATTTTTTAAATTTAATTGGAATGAAACAAAACAGTAACATAAAAAGAAAGTATGTTTCTAGGGTAGATAAGCTACTAGAGGAAAATGCTTCTATTAACGCTAATATAGGTATAGATAGTACTAAATCTGAAATAGAAGCTTTAAGAAAAAAAATTAGAGCAAACATAAAAAAGATTAAAGATTTATGTCCTTATACATATTCTATAATTGAAGTAGATGATAACCATAAAACAATAAACTAGAAATGTTAATAAAGATAAACAACACATTCGTAGACTCATCAAAGATATTGTTATGCGAGATTGATAACTACATTATAACGATACTATTAGAGGGAGCTATGGAACCGTATGAAATTGTCTTTGAAGATGAAGATGATTGCTTAGAAAGTTTCAATAAACTTTGCGGTAAGATGTCCGTAGTTGACATCAATCAAGAAAATAAAAACAGAAAGTCTACATTAAAGGAAGATAAAAGGGAATTGTTTGATACATTTTGGGAGTTATATCAGAAGAAAGTAGGATACAGTAAATGTTTAGAGAAGTTTATGCAGTTCGGAATACCTACTATAAGTGAGATAATAAAAGCTGTACCTAAGTATGTTAAAGACACTCCTGATATTAAGTATAGAAAAAACCCATTAACTTGGCTCAATGGTAGATACTGGGAAGATGAGCCTATAAAACAAAAAGAAAAAGAGAAAGAGAAGTTTAATCACGATGAATTATTTTAGTAATGAGTTTAGCCAACGACCAAATTACGATAAGCAAAAACGAGGGAGAAGTGAGGACAATATGTCGTTCATGCTCTCCTGAAAGAAAAAAAACAAAAGAAAAGTGCCTAGCTATAAATGCTGAAAGCGGTGCGTATATATGTCATCACTGCGGAGACTCAGGAATTATAATAACCCACAGAACAATGGGTTCTAATGAAACTAAGTACGAAAGACCTAAGTCATTAAATTCAACTCCATTATCTGATAAATTATACGAATGGTTTAAGGAGAGAGGTATATCTTCTAATACCATATTAAGAAACAGAATTACTCAATCTGAAGAGTACATGCCTCAAGTGGGTAAAGACAGAGTAACAATTAACTTCAACTACTTTAGAGATGGAGAGCTTATAAATATAAAATACAGAGATGGAGAAAAGAATTTTAAGCAAACTAAAAATGCTGAGAAGATATTCTACGGACTTGATGATATTAAAGATTGCAAAGAAGTATATATTGTAGAGGGAGAAATGGATAAGCTATCTTTAGAAGAGGTAGGTATCACAAATTGTGTGAGCGTTCCTGATGGAGCACCTAATCCTGGCACAAAAAACTATGATAATAAATTCAGCTACCTTGATAATTGTTGGAGTTATTTTGAAAAGGTAGAGAAGATACATATATGCTCTGACAATGACACAAACGGAAGAGTTCTTCTTGAAGAAATAAGCAGAAGACTTGGAAGAGAAAGATGTAATATAGTTGAGTTTCCTGAAGGTGTAAAAGATGCTAACCAAATGTTAGTTGAGCTAGGTAAGATAAAGCTAGAGGAATGTTTAAAGAACTCTAAGCCTTATCCAGTTGAGGGAGTCTTTACTGTTGATAGTGAAAAAGGATATATGCTTGACGTATTCCACAACGGTAAGAAGAAAGGACTTACTACTGGATATAAGATATTAGACAATCATTATAAACTAAGAACATCAGAGTTAGATGTTTGGACTGGTGTTCCAGGCTCAGGTAAAACTATGATGGCTATGCAGATAATGTTAAACGCATCTGTTCTTTACGGATGGAAGTGGGGAGTATTTTCTCCTGAGAATTATCCAGTAGGTGATTTATTTGATGTTCTAGCTGAGATGTATATAGGTAATACATCAGATATGGATAAAGAAAGAAGAATGACAGAGTATGAATATGAGAATGCTATAGAATTTCTTAATGAACATTTCTACGCTATTTATCCTGAAGATGATTTTAGTCTTGATAATGTATTGTCAAAGTTCAAGCATCTTGTTATGCGTTATGGCATTAAGGGTTGTTTACTTGACCCATTCAATCAACTTGACCATGAGTTTAGAGGAAAAGATGAAACTACATACATCGGAGAATGCTTGACAAAGATTAGAAGATTTGAGCAGGTCAATGACCTAAAGTTTATCATCATAGCACATCCTAGAAAAATGGACAAAGATGAAAGCGGATTACACTACAAAATGCCTACAGCTTATGATATTAGTGGTTCTCAGAACTGGTTTAACAAAGCTGATAATGTAGTGTGTATTCATAGAAACAACCCACAAGATACCTTTGACACTTCCGTAAGAGTCAATATTCAGAAGGTGAAATTCCAAAAACTAGTTGGCATACCTGGTGAACAACTTTTGAAGTTTGATAGGAGGTCGAATAGGTATCTTGACTTGGGTAATAGCTGTCCCTTAGATAAGGTTAGCTATACTTATTCAGTATTAATGGCTTCAAGCCCATCAGATAGTTTTTATCCAAGATAATGAAAGCAAAAGAATTTTTAAAACAGAAAGGTCTCCCAAATGTTCATCAAGGCAACATAGAATATTGGGCTAAATTATTAGAAGAATATAGCAAAATTAAATTTCAAGAATATTTTAAAATAAAAGAAAAGATAAAATGAAAAACTGGAATAGTAAAAAGAAAGAATATACTGACATAATAAAAATGGATACTAGAGAGAAGGCTCAATTAGCACAATTTCTAAAACTTCAAGGAATGTCAGTTAAGGATATAGCTGAAAAGCTAGAATTAAGTGAAAGTAGAATTAAAGAATATTTAAAAGATGAATAAACCAAAAGAAGGAGACACAAGAGAGATGTTTCTACACGAAATTATGACAAAAGGAGTCTTTAGACTTGATACAAGAAACGGAGAAGAATTTGAAGTATCTGCACAAATGCACGTATTAGCTGATGTAATACAAGAATTTGATGGCGAAGATTGGATTGAAGTTGATAGAAATCATGAAGAAGATTATTTCTATTTAACCGACTATGAAGAAGGATATAGATTTGATGAAGAACAAATATGCGAAATGTTTGATGCTGAATATCCTGATTATGAATGGAATGGTTATAGTAATGATTGGTGTGATATTGAAGAAACAGATACTAAAGAGCAAGCGTTAGAGAAGTGGGAAGTTTATAAAAACAAATTCCCATTACTAACATCTAAAGAACAATTTGATATATTATAATAAAATTAATTATGAGTAAAATGGAAAAAGGATTTATGTCTCAAGAAGACATGGCAAGAGCTAACATCATGTTGGCTTTACTTAGAGCGTTCTGCGACTCCATAAATGGAATGAATGGAGCTCATAGACATGCTTTAAAGTTAAAGTATAATAGATTAGTCAAAACAGCTAATCAATATATTAGGGAGTTAGATAAGATAAACGCACTAACTGACGGATACATGGCAATATATGATGATATAAATGATATGCTTTATGAGAAAAGAGATATACCTACTGGAGCTGAGAGTGAGATGGTGGAAGACCAAGACCAACAATCTGGGAGTAACGAGAAGGGAAAAGAATAGTAACGAAAAGGTTATAGATATTATAACAGTAGAGAAAGATAAGGATGCTATATATTCAAATCCATACATTATGAATAAGATAAGAAATAAAATTGGTATATCTTCTATAGCTAAAGTTGATATTGTGATTATAGAAACAATTAAAGAAACATCATTAGGAATAAGCAATGACGTATACTAAATTTAAAAACGATTTAAACACTGGAAACGAAGGTGAGTGGAATGTAGCTAACTTCTTAATGAAAGAATACGGAGTTTATAATGTTGAGTTTAACGATGACTATAGATGGGATATATCAGCTACTAGTCTAGCTACTAAAAACAATACTTATTTCGAGGTTAAGA